AGCGCAGCAACCAACACCGGCAACTGGAGCGCAGCCACCAACACCGGCGACCGTAGCGCAGCCACCAACACCGGCGACCGTAGCGCAGCCACCGTTGATGGAAAGGGGTCTATTGCAATCGTCACCGGAGTTGATAGTAAGGCATCCGGCGCCATTGGATGCTGGCTCGTCCTAACCGAGAGGGGTGACTGGAACGGTGATACTTACCCAATTAAAGAGGTGCGAGCGGTAAAGGTAGATGGTGAGGCCATAAAACCCGGGGTATTTTACAAACTGGAAAATGGGGAGGTCGTGGAAGCATGAACCCATACGATATCCCGGATAGGCCCATCCCGAGCTGGGTGGATAACTACGATGATAAGCCGCACATCTGCCCGGAGTGCGGCTGCGAGATCAACGAGACCATTTACATTAAGGACGGCATGGTCATTGGCTGCGAAAACTGTGTTAAGCGGTTTGACGCAAGCGATGCGGATGCTGACAGGTACTTTGAATAAGGAGGATAACATGGTTAAATTCAGACCGCTGCGAGCGGACGAGGTTGACTTGCGGGTTGACCGCTATACATCGAGAGGGGCTGTTCTCCTCTGCTACAAGGACGCGCGATGTGACATGCGCATTCTGGACGAGACGGTTGGCGCTGAAAACTGGCAGCGGGAACATTACGAATGCAAGGGGAACCTTTTCTGCCGTGTCGGTATCAAAACGGATGACGGGTGGGCATGGAAAGCTGACTGCGGAACCGAAAGCTACACCGAAAAGGAAAAGGGCGAAAGCTCCGACAGCTTTAAGCGCGCCTGCTTTAATTGGGGGATCGGTCGCGAACTCTACACCAAAATCAACATTGTTGTCCCGATGAAGACTCAAAAGAACGCCAACGGAAAATATGAGCCTGCAGATAGCAATGACAAGTGGGCACGGTTCACGGTAGCGGAGATGGAAGTAAACGGCGAACAAATTACATATCTGACGGTCGCGGACAAAAACGGCAACATCGTATTTAGTTTTGGTCAACCGGGCGATGCCGGAGAGGACATCACGGAAATCTGCGCTGACTGCGGGAAACCGATCGTCCCAATCACCAAACGAGACGGGTCTACATGGTATGTCCGGGAGATTGTCCCATACACCGAGAAAATGTTCGGACGGCATTTGTGCGGTCCGTGTATGAAAGCCGCAAAGGAGGCCGAAAAGAGGAATGAAAACAAGGCTCCGGTTTGATTCTGCCGACTGGACAAGAGACCGGAACGGCTACGGCATCACCCTGTATACCAAAGATGCCGCAGCCGCCCAGGCTTTCCTTGATGAGATGAAGCCAGGCAAGATGTACGCCGCCGAACTAAAGGAGCACCACGAGCGCAGGAGCCTTTCGGCCAACTCGTACCTGTGGGCACTCCTTGATGATCTGGCCTTTACCCTCTCCACCCAGGCGGCCCCGCTGACTAAGGAGGAGCTGTACCGGAAGTACATTAAGGAGGTCGGAATCTGGAAGGATGTGCACAATATCGAGCCGGAAGCCGCCAAGACCGTCCGGACAGCGTGGGAAATGCTCGGTACTGGCTGGGTAACGGAACAGGTAGACTACGAGCCAGACGGTGACCATCTGGTGATCCGGCTGTACTACGGCAGCAGCACCTACAACACCAAACAGATGTCCCGGCTGCTGGATGCCGTCATCGCAGACTGCAAAGAGCAAGGGATAGATGTTGCCACACCGGCCGAGCTGGCCTTGCTAAAGGAGGAATGGGGCAAATGACAAACGAATGGGGCGCACCCCTTGACAGTAACGGTTACGCGCCAAGCGTGGTGCAGGCTGATACCTCCCGGTGCTTTATGTGTATGCGCTCCGGTGTGAAGCTGGATAGGCATGAGATATTCGGCAACGCCCTGCGGGCCAAAAGCAAGCGCATGGGCCTGTGGGTGGCACTGTGCCATGAGCCTTGCCACCTTGTCCATGCCCATGGGAATGCACAGGTAATGGACTGGCTGCACCGGGTAGGCGAGCAAGCCTGCCTTGACACCTACGATATGGACATCCCCGCTTTCCGGGGAGAATTCTACACCAACTATTTGGAGGAGACAGAAGATGCTGAATAAAGCAATCCTTAACGGGCGGCTGACCAAGGCCCCCGAACTGAAACAGACCAACAGCGGCAAGAGCGTGTGCGGCTTTACCATCGCCGTAGACCGCAACCGTGACCGGGAAAAGACTGACTTCGTACCCATCGTAGCATGGGGCAAGACCGCCGAATTCGTAAACCAGTGGTTCGGCAAGGGCGACCTCATTACCATTGTTGGGCGCATCGAAGTTCGCAACTACGAGGACAAGAACGGCAATAAGCGCACAGCCACAGAAATCATCGCAGAGGAGGTTCTGTTCGGCGGCAGCAAATCTACCGGCAAGGCCGAGGAAAAGCCCGCAGAGAGCGAGCAGGGCGGATTTGAAGAAGTCGATGGCGAGAACGACCTCCCTTTTAATTGAGGGTTACGCTTCCCAGTAAAAAGCGACAGGAGGACGAAATGAAACTGGACATGTTTATTACAGCACTACAGCTCGGAGAGATTACAGACCCGGTAACGGACGGGATCATGCTCCATGACCTTTCAATGGAAGATATTAAAACGGTCTTCTCCATCGTGCAGGACCATAGCAGGCTGAATTCCTACTTAATCCCCGTAGAGGAGGGATTGGATGCCTAATCGACTTATTAAGGAGTCGATCAAGCGCAGTCCGCAAATAGACCAGCTCTCTTGGTTTGATGAGGTCGTTTTCTATCGGCTGATCGTAACAGCTGATGATTACGGATGCTGCGATGGCAGACCCATCGTACTCCGCAACGACCTTTTCCCGACCAAGGAAAATGTGACTAAAAAGGCAATCGAGGATGCGATCTCTCACCTGACCTCTGTCGGCCTGGTTCGCCCCTATCATGACGAAACGAGCGGCATGCCATACCTGTTCTTCCCGACATGGGAGAAACACCAACGAGTGAGAAACAAGATCAGAAAATTCCCCGAACCGCCAAAAGAAGCATTTTCGACTGTTGACGGTCACTTGTCAGCAACTTGCTGTCAATTGACAGCGGATTGTCTGCTAGAATCCGAATCCAATCCGAATCCGAATCCGAATCCGAATACCCCCCAAACCCCCCAAGGGGGTCGGTTCGCCGAATTTTGGGCGCAATATCCCAAGAAAGTCGGCAAAGGCGCAGCGGAAAAGGCTTTTGAGCGCATCAAACCAGACAAGCAGACCTTTGACCGCATGATGGATGCCGTTTCTGCACAGAAGCGAAGCCGCCAATGGACGGAGAACAACGGTCAGTACATCCCAAATCCTGCGACATGGCTAAACCAGCGCAGGTGGGAGGACGAGCTTCCGCAGGGGGAAACCGACAATGTTTTCCTGCAGATGCTGCAGGAGGAGGGACAACATGAACCGTACTGAAACACTGGCTGTTATGTCCATCCTCAAGGCCGCTTATCCAGCGTACTACCGGGACATGAAGCGTCAGGATGCCGAAGCGGTGGTAAACCTGTGGGCGGAAATGCTGGCAGACTACCCGGCTGACCTTGTAGCGGCGGCGGTTAAGACCCACATTGCCAGTGATCGCAAGGGGTTCCCCCCACACATCGGGGCTATCATAGCCAGCATCGGGGAGATCAGCAGACCGGCGGAACTCTCCGAGGGGGAAGCATGGGCGCTGATTGCAAAGGCCCTGCGGAACAGCGGCTACAACAGCGAGAAAGAGTTTGCAGCCCTGCCGGAGAACCTACAACGGTTGGTAGGGCACCCCTCCCAGCTGCGGGAATGGGCCAGCATGGACACCGGTACAGTGCAGAGCGTGGTGCAGTCCAACTTTATGCGCAGCTACCGGGCAAGGCAGGAGAGCGAGCGCAAAATGCAAGCCCTGCCTGCGGATATCCGGGCAAAGCTGGCAGGTATGCCAGAGGTAAAGCAGCTGCCCAGCTATGACATGGCGCTGGCGCAGCGGACGATGGAGGAGAATGCGTGAAAATAACAATTCCCGAAATCCCCCCATCGCTGAATAAATACGCTGGTCGGGCGAACGCCTGGGACTACCGAGCAGAAAAGCAGCGCTGGCTGCAGCTGTTTGTGGCATACTGCCCCAAGTGCAAACCAATGGGCAAGGCGGTGGTGACCATCACCTACTACTTTCCAACCAGGCACAGGCACGACCCCGACAACTACAACGGCAAGATGCTGATGGACGGGCTGGTACACCGGGGGGTAATCGCAGATGATAGCTTTGACCATGTGGAATTGCGGTTAAGGGGAGAGTATGACAGAAAAAATCCGAGGACGGAAATAACAATCGAGGAGGTGCCCTAATGGGGCAGAAGGAAATAAAACGGCAGAAGCCTACTTTTGAGGGGCAAAGCGCAGAGGAATTTATCAAGCGCTGGAACGCTGTCACCAAAGCCATAAAAATGCGCGCAGAGATGGCCGAGCATGAAAAGGTGGTGAGTTATGATGTCATACGATAAAGCGTCTCCTAGCGCCAAAATCGGCTGTTCTAAATCAAATGACCCGGAGTTCCTGGAGCAGCTGGTGCGGGAGGGCAAGACCAACAGGGAGATTTCCTTAATTCTCGATCTTGATTACGGCTATGTGGCACAAATCTTGTCTCGCTATGGAATCAAGAGAGACCCAAACCGGCCCTGCAAGAGATGCGGAGGGCCGATAGGAAGCACCAACCCACGGCAGTTGTATTGCAAGGAGTGTCAAAAGGCCATGGACAGCATCCGGGCCCGCAAAAGCAGTATGAAAAAAGCCGAGCCGAAGAAATGCGAATACTGCGGGAAGGACTATTTCGGCCAGCCGGGACAAAAGTACTGCTCCAAACAATGCTACAAGGACGCGGCGGCATCCGGTAAGTATAAGCGCCCAAAGAATTGGATAAAGCGCCGGGATGGGAAAATCGACATCGAGATAAGGGTTTGCGGCAAAACAACAGAGCGCCGGGAGAGCGTTGACTACTACGAAGCTCGGGGGATTTGGCACCGTGGCTGGATAGGTCAGGGCTATGCCGCCTTAGTAACGGTAGACGGCCACAGGCTGGAGACCCTGCCGCAAATAAAGACATTTTTCGGATTTAGGAGGGATTCGCTATGAGGAACTGGACGGCAGCGGCAGTTACGATAATCTTAGCTGCTTTCTGCATAATGGTTCTATCGGCTATTTCGGCCGAAAGGTGGAATCAGTTGGATGAAGTGGACCAGGCGGAGATCACCGCAGAGGAACAGGAACGCCGGGAGCAGGCAGCCTATTACAATGGTTGGCAGGACTGCAAGCAATACTATCTTGAGAATTTTGGAGGTGCAGAATGGACGCAGTAAAATTTTTAGAAGAAACTCGGAGGATGTGCAATACCTACGATGTGTGCGAAGGCTGCCCAGCTAATGCCATAGAGCTAAACATATGATGAATTTCAGAAAATTCTTAAAGCTGTGTAAAGCAAAAGACCCATATGCGCTTCAAACTCGTTCAGTAATGTTAACTTGTTTTCTTGCACTTATTGCTTTCTGTTCAATAGAAATATGTGGTTGGTTCATGGGATTAGTTGAACCTTCTCTTACAGCTGTATTTTGGATGTTATTTGGTTTTACAACAATTTGTTTTAGTCTTGGTATATTTATAGCATGGTATGAATACAAGCAATGTAATGGAATACAACCTTTAATACCAGATTATCAATATAGAAAGATAATGGAAATCTTAAATGAGAATAAGGAGAATAAATAGAATGGACGCAGTAAAGTTTTTTGAGGAGTATAAAAGAATGTGCGATAGCATTGACTCTTGTGATTCGTGCCCTGCGAGTGGACAATGCTTGTATGATGATACGATTCAAAACTATGCCGGTGTTGTTGCCATTACAGAGAAATGGTCGAAAGAGCATCCGGTAAAGACAAGGCAGAATGTATTTTTGGAACAATATCCGAGAGCTAACTTATTGGGCAACGGAGTTATAGCTTTATGCCCCAAATTGATTGAAGGTTATAACCCAAGTGCTGGGTGCTATGATACAGATTGTTACGATTGCAAAACAGAATACTGGATGCAGGAGGTAGAATGATGGATAATCTATTACTAAACATCGCCAGCGGGCTGTGGATTGTGTTGGGCGTGTGCTTTTTCTTCGGAATAAGGAAGTGGGGCAAACGGTTTAGCGAGTTGTATGACGAACTGAAAGAGGAGGTTAAGTGATGGACTGCTTCAATCATCTCTGTCCATTCCGTCAGAATACAACAACCAACTATAACAATTGCGAGTGCTTGGCGTGTCAGAACAGGTGCAAAGGGCCCGTTACATACACTGCAAGCAATCATACGCTGACCGCAGACGAAATTGCAAAGATTACCAATAATCCCGATTATGGCGTTGGGACTGGATGTTAGGAGGAGAACAATGGAGAAAAGGATACTTGATGTAACATGCGGATCTCGGACGATATGGTTTAATAAGCAACACCCGGCGGCGGTTTATTGCGATGTGCGCGATGAGGAGCTTACCGGTGTTTGGAGCAGCACCAAGCATGATTCAGAGCGGAAATGCATTGTGCATCCAGACATACAGTGCGATTTTACGGATCTTCCGTTTTCGGACAACACATTTTCTCTTGTTGTTTTTGACCCGCCGCATTTGCGCCGCATTGGAGAAAATGCGTGGATGCGGAAGAAGTACGGACAGCTCGGCGAGAACTGGAAAGAGATGCTGCATGATGGATTCCGCGAATGTATGAGGGTATTGAAACAGGACGGCGTGCTGATTTTCAAGTGGGCAGAAACACAGATACCGGCTGGTGATGTCTGGGATGCGATAGGTGAGAAACCTCTATTTGGACACCACAGCGGGAAGAAAAGCCAAACTTTTTGGGGTTGTTTTATGAAAATTGAGGAGGGCTGACAATGGCTGAATATATTAAGCGGGAAGCCGCACTTGCAATTTGCGAAGAAGAATACCGAGAACAACTGCGAATCCTAAACTATGCCGGTGACTCTGTGGCGTGGGATATCGGACATGCTATTAAAGAACTGCCAGCTGTTGATGTTGCCCCGGTGGTGCATGGGCGGTGGGGCACGGGCCGGTTCAATCTGGAAACGGGAAACTATGAGGAGCAGTGCACCCGCTGCCGGAATTTCTCGAAAGAGTACGGCAAGCCTTACTGTCCCAACTGCGGGGCGCAGATGCACGAGGACGATTTCTGCTCCTACGGCGAGAGAAAGGAGGAGCCACATGATAGACTACAAAAAGACCTGTAAGTGGGAGCTTGGCAGGTATTACGAAAAGCTCATGGCCATCGACAGCCTGCAGGACGAGATCGATATGTTGACGGCCAGAATGGAGGGCATCAGGTCGCCCAAAATGGACGCCACACCTGTACAGGGCGGCAGCTCGACTGCCGAGGAACGCATCATAAACGCCATCTGCAATAGGGACAACCTAACCGTCAATCACGAGCTGGTTAAGTGGCAAGTGCGGCAGATGGACCGTGGCCTGTCTATCCTGACCGACCAGCAGCGCAGGATACTTGAGGTGGCCGTCATGCGGCGTGAGTACAATGCCATCGATAGATTATGTGACGAGCTGCACATCAGCAGGTCGGAGCTGTACCGCAGGATGGACGAGGCCATCAAGAGATACGCTATTTGCCGATACGGTGTGACCGAGCTGTAAAACTTGGGACAAATTCGGGACAAAATAACGCCTAACATAGTGTATACTAATATCGTGGTAAAACACAGACTTCCCTTGACATTCCTCCTGGTGGGGAGCCGGGCCCCTAATCCCGGCAATCTGCTCCCGTAGCTCAATGGTAGAGCGGCTGCCTTGTAAGCAGCGGGTTATAGGTTCAATCCCTATCGGGTGCTCCACCTTCATGTTTTACCTCCTTTTTACGGTGTCGCCGATGCCCCGTTATCCCATCGGCCGAAGATACATGACCTTCGTAAAAAAGGTGCCGCGCTGGCAGGCCGCAAGTTCGCAATAGTCTGCCTTACTAAAAGCAGTCAGAGAGTACCGAAAGGCGCTCTCTTTCTTTATGCCATAAAGGAGGGGATACCTATGGATTTAATAGTCCGCAAAATCCCGCAGAGCGACACCATCAAGGTATATCCGGTATCTGATGTGCATTTGGGCAGCATCCTACATGATAAAGAGGGCTGGCAAGCATTCTGCCGCCGGGTAGAGCGGGAGGACGCTTATCTCATCCTTGGCGGCGATCTCATCAACAACAATACCCGGAACGCGGTGGGAAGCCCCTTTGAGGATTATATCCGCCCGCGGGAGCAGAAAAAGATGATGGCGGAAATGCTAACGCCCATCAAGGATAAGATACTCTGCGCGGTATCCGGTAACCACGAAGCGAGGACAGCCAGGGACACCGACCAAGACATTATGGGCGATATCATGTGCAAGCTGGACATGGAGGACTACTACGCCGAGGATATAGCATTCCTCAAGCTGGAGATTGGGCGCAGGGTAACAAGAGATATCCCTATCACCAGCTATACGATGGCTGTTACCCATGGCTCCGGCGGCGGCATTTACACCGGTGCAACGGTCAACCGCAATGAGCGCTTCGGCTACACCATAGAGGGCATTGACGCTCTGATTGTTGGCCATACCCACAAAGGCACCATCAGTAAGCCCAAAAAGATCGTGGTGGACAGTAACAACAATGTTATCCGTACCAAGCAGCTGGTAGTGGTTAGCTGTACTGCATGGCAGCAGTACGGAGGCTACGCAGCCCGGAAGATGCTGCTGCCCAGCAGCGAGAGCGACCATGAGCAGCCGCAGACGCTCCTGCTGTGCGGGAACAAGACAGGCACTAAGCGGATAACCACGGTTTGGTAACAATAATTGGTAGCCCGGCATAGTAGACACCGGGAGGGATAGGGCGGGAAGAATTTTGAAAGGAGGTGCCGAAGATGGCCAGTGGATGCAGTGCGAAAAGCAAAGAGAACCTGCGCCCATGGAAAAAAGGGCAGAGTGGGAACCCAAGTGGGAGGGCGAAAATCCCCGAAGACGCCAAAGCAATGCTGAAAGCGGCGACTCCTGCGGCAGTCAAGCTGCTGGTGGATACCCTCAACAACACAAATGAGAAAACCGAAACGCGGGTAAAGTGCGCAGAAACCGTACTTGACCGTGTATACGGCAAGGCCAATCAGCCGATTGATTTGGGTGGCGAGATACCCAAAATCGAGATCGTGCTGGGCAATGGCAAGGAGTACGCCAAATGACGGTCAATTTAGGCACACCGAATCCCAAGCAGGAGCAGTTTTTGCTGTCGGAAAAGCGCAGGGTGTGTTACGGCGGTGCCAGAGGCGGCGGTAAGAGCTGGGTGGTGCGAGCAAAGGCCACCATGCTTGCCGTTAATTATAGCGGCATCAAGATACTGATCCTGCGCCGGACATATGCCGACCTGTGGCAAAACCATGTGTTGGAGCTGCGAAAGGTGCTGGAACCCGACATAGCAACCTATCGGGACTCGGAAAAGGCGATGATATTCCCAAACGGCAGTCGTATCCGTTTTGGATACTGCTCGGCCGAGGCCGATGTATTGCAGTATCAGGGGCAAGAGTACGACATCATGTTTTTGGACGAGGCGACACAGTTTACCGAGTTTATGTACAACAACCTTGTTGCATCAAACCGTGGAGCCAACGACTTCCCCCATCGGATGTACTTGACCTGCAACCCCGGAGGAGTCGGCCATGCGTGGGTCAAGCGCCTGTTTATCGACCGGGACTACACGGCCTCTGAAAACCCAGAAGACTACGAGTTTATACCGGCAAAGGTGTACGACAACAAGGTTTTGGTGGATAAGGACCCAGACTATGTTCGGATGCTGGAGACCCTCCCGGAGGATATGCGCCGGGCATGGCTGGACGGCGACTGGAATGTGTTTGCAGGGCAGTATTTTGCAGAGTGGCGTGATGATATCCATGTGATAGACCCCATCGAGATACCCGACTGGTGGAGACGCTACTTTGCCATGGACTACGGCTTGGATATGCTGGCCGGATACTGGATCGCCATTGACGGCGAGGGCAACGGCTATGTGTACCGAGAGATATACGAGTCGGGGCTGATTGCATCGGATGCCGCCATGCGTATCAAGGAGGCCAACGGGGACGATAAGATCGAGCAATGGCTTGCACCGCCCGACCTGTGGAACAGGCGTAACGACACAGGACGCAGCGTGGCAGACATATTTATGGAGCAGGACATTCCGCTGGTCAAGGTGGACAACGACCGTATCAACGGCTGGCAGGATGTACACGAGTGGCTCAAGCCGAGGGACAGCAGAGATATCATAACCGGCGACAAGACAAGGATAGCAGGGCTGCGGTTTTTCCGCAACTGTAAGCAGGTCATCCGCTGTTTGCCGATGGTCCAGTATGATGACCACAAGCCTAACGATGTAGCGACAGAGCCGCACGAGCTGACCCATGCACCTGATGCCATCAGGTATTTTTGCAGCGGTAGACCGTATGCGGGACAGCCGCCGGTTACAAAGTACAAGCTGCCGCCGGAGCTGCGGCAGACCGAAGAACAAGGAGGGTATCAGGTATGGTAAGACGATGGCTCAAACGCCTGATCCTGTGGGCGTTAGGGGACGACCAGACGGCACAGGAGCAATATGCAACAAAGATATTCAGCGAGTGGCTTAACGGCCCGGAGGATTGATATGAGTGATGTAACCCTGTGGACGCTATACCGAGAGGGTGTGGCGTACCAAAACAAGATGGGCTTTAGCACCAAATTCCCGACCTTTGTGCGATTTAAGGAGGGCGACCAGTGGCCACAAGCAACAGAGCGCACCAAAAACCTGCCGAGACCCGTCCTTAACATCGTGGACATGATCGTCCGCAGCAAGCGCTCCAGCGTGCTTGACCAGCCTGTCAGCATCGTCTACAGACAGGGCAGCGCCAGCGGTAACGAAATCATTGACCAGATGCACCAGGACGCCGCCGAGAACTGCACCGAGTACGCACGGACGATCTGGGACAGAGCCGACATGGACAAGCTGTGCAACGAGGCGTGTGACGATGCAGCGACCAACGGCACAGGCATATGGCACTTTTACTGGGACACCAGCGTAACAGGCGACAAATATGTGGGGGAGCTTCGCGGGGAAACCGTGGATGCTCTCAATTTTTTTGTAGCCAACCCGCAGCTCCGGGATGTGCAGAAGCAGGACTACCTCATCATCGCCCAGCGGCTCAAATTGGGCGCTGTACGCAAGATGGCAAAGGACAGGGGATTGCCTGCGGAAAAGGTGGCAAACATCTGCCCCGATGAATTTGAGGATGCAAGCACCTATCAGGCCGAGAGAATCGAGCTGGACGGCAAGGAAAACGAAAAGGTCACGGTGCTGACCAAGTATTACCGCAAGAACGGTGAGGTCGTGTTTGACAAAGCGACCCGCAGCGTGGAGATATGCACGGCAGTACCGCTTACCCCGCAGGGCAGCCCCGTCCGCATCAAGCTGTACCCTGTGGCGGCGCTCAACTGGAAGCTGCGTAAAGCCTGTTTCTACGGCATCGGCGAAATTGAGGGGCTTATCCCCAACCAAAAGCTCATCAACTTTATGTACGGAATGCAGGCGCTGGCCATCCAGCAGATGGGCTTCCCGAAAATCGTGGCAAAGCCCGGTGCAATCAGACAGCCGCTGACAAACGAGCCGGGGGAGATCGTCACCGACTACTCCAACGGCGGGATATCGTACCTGCAGCCTCCGGCGTTTTCGTCTGCTGCTACGCAGGTGAGCAACGACATGATCGACCTTACCCGCGTAGTGACAGGCACGACCGAGGTGACGACTGGCGAGTCCTTGGGTGCAAACATGGCCGCATCCGCAATCATTGCATTGCAAAACCAAGCGCAGACCCCTGTCAAAGAGATCCAGCGCAGATACTGGCATGCAGTAAAAGAGATCGGCCGCATTTGGATGGAGTTTTTCAAAACCTACTGCTCCGACAAGCGGGAAATCGTCATTGAGATGGGGGACGAGGTATCAGGCAGAGCATTTACGGGTACGGACTACGCCATGTACGACTTTGACCTGCAGGTGGATGTAGGAGCCTCCTCCGAGTATTCTGCGGTGCTGGCACAGGCCACACTGGATAAGATGCTCGACCGGGGAGATATCACAATCGACCAGTACATAGAGCTGTCCGACCCGAATGTAGCCCCGTTTAAGGAGAAGTTTAAGCGGATGCGGGAGATGCAGCCGACCCCGATGGGGATGCCCGGAGTACCAGAAGAAAACATCGAGGGGCTGCAGAGCGTATCGGGAGTAGGCGGCGTACCATTGCCGGATGTCCCAAAGGCCCCAACCCCGCTAGACAAGTACAAAGGAGGCGGTAATAATGCTGTGCCCAAACTGTAAGGCAGAGATGCGGATCACAGGCAAATACCTTACATTCACCGGGGATACCTCTCCAAACACAGAGACAAAAGCGTTTATCAAGCTGCAGCTGGAGTGCAAGAACCCCAAATGCACCAACAGGACACCGACCTATGTGACCAACCCCTTGGAGGGATAACCAATTTTTAAGTGGCTGCTAAACGGAACAAACCGAACCTCGCCACAGAAAGGAAATTATGGACGAAGAAATCATGACTGCTGCTAATGAAGATATCGTTGAAGATATCGACTCCTCTCCCGCAGTAGAGGAAACCGAGCCTGTCGAGCAGGAAGAACCTGCGGTGCAGGAAGAACCGACCGAGACACAGCGTGTGTCACGGAGAATCAAAGAAGCATCCCAAAAGAGCGTGGACGACTTTATCCGCAGCATGGGCCTGACCAATCATTATGACAATGACAGGCCCATCACCACAAAGGCGGAGTATGAAGCCTTTGTTGCGATGCAGCGACTGGACGAGGACGGCCAAACCGACCCCGTATCAGCTTACCGGAATCAATCCTTGGAAGCGGAGATTGCCCGCTTGCGGAGCAATGAGCGCATGAGAGAGCTGGAGGCTGACCCTGTAAGAGGGCAGACATTCACAAAGCTCAAAGACCAAGTGGTTGAATTGATGGACTACTGCACCCAGGAGGGGACGCCCTGCAGCGTGGATGCAGCGTTCAACACAATTTTGGCGAACAGCTATTTTGACCTCGCCAACGATGCTGCAAACAAGGCAAAGGAGGACACGCTCCGAAGAATCAACAACAACGCACAAGCATCTCCCGGAGCATTGACGGGCGAAAGCCCCGAAACCGAAGCCGACTACATGAAGATGTCGGACAAAGACTTTGAAAAGCTGTATCAAGCTGCACTCCGGGGGGAATTAAAAAATTAAGGAGTGTATAAAACTATGGCAACTACTACCCAGACTTACGGTAATCTTACCGCTGAACAGAAAACCTTTTACGACCGCACCCTGCTGTCCCGGCTGCTGCCCAATCTGACCTTCCTCAAGTACGGCCAGAAGCGCCCCATGCCGAAGAACGAGGGCGACACCATCAACTTCCGCCGCTTCAACTCCCTTGATGTCCCTGCGGCATCCCTGACCGAGGGCGTGACCCCTGACGGCGACAACCTGTCCATCACCGCTGTGACCGCTACCGTGGCGCAGGAGGGCAACTGGGTCCGCCTGTCTGACAAGATCAGCATGGTCGGCATCGACCCCGTCCTGACGGAGTCCGCTGCGCTGATGGGCGAAAACGCCGCCAAGACCCTGGAGACCCGCTGCGCGGATGTTATTTTCAAGGGTACTTCCCAGCAGTTTGCTGGCGGCGCTGCTTCCGCTGCCGCTATTGCCGCCGGTAAGGTGGTAAACAGCGAGGAGATCAAGAAAGCGGTGCGCACCCTGCGCAACAACAACGCCGAGCCCCTAGAGGGCGGCTATTACATCGGCTTCTGCGATCCCAGTGTAGCATACGACCTGCAGAACGACAGCCTGTGGCAGGATATCTCCAAGTACAATGGTGCAGAGAACATCATGAAGGGCGAGATCGGTCGTATCCATGGTGTCCGTTTCATTCTGACCACCATGTGTCCCACCGATGCAACGACCGCTACTGCGGGTACCCTGCATAAGACCCTTATCGTAGGCAAGGACGCTTACGGCGTGGTCGATGTGAACGGCTCCTCCAAACCCGAAATCATCATCAAGCCCACTGGCTCCGCTGGTACCGAGGATCCCCTGAACCAGCGCGCGAGTGTCGGCTGGAAAGCGATGGCAGTTACTGTCCGTCTGCAGGAGCTGGCAATGGTCTGCATCCAGTCCATGGCTTCTGCCTAACCAAATACAAGGGAGGGGGGTAACACCCCTCCCTTCTTTTACAGAAAGGATTTAACATGGCTAAAGAGATTAAGAACCCCGACATGGTCGGAGAGATCGTAGAAAAAGCGACCGGCGAGGAACTCGCCAAGGGCAAGAAGGTACGCATTCGTCTGCCGAAGGACAAGCTGAACAAAGAAGATGTCGTAGTGCCTGTGTGCATCAACGGCTATACCTATCAGATCAAGCGCGGCGAATGGGTGGATGTACCCGAAGAAGTTGCCCGCATCCTTGAAGAAGCAGGGTACATGGGGTGATTGAATGAACAAGAACGATGCCATCAACGGTGCGCTGCGGTGGATAGATGAAGCCACCGTAAACGGCGCTGCCGCAAGCAACGGATTTATAGCCGACTACAAGGACAGAATGGAGCACCTGCTGGACGGTGCTGTTGCAATGGTGGAATCGCAGTTCCCGCTGATCGAATCCATCAGCATCGTTCAGAACATGCCTCGGTGCATGGAGGGCTCCCATTTTGAAGCTAATACGGTTTATCCCGGTGATACCTACGAGTTTACCAACAGTGATGCAAAAGCCTACACGCTTGAAATTTGCGGTGTTCTAACAGCGACTATCGATGGGGCCCGGCAGCAGATCACCGCTCCTGAGTTCCAGCGGCTTTCCGGCAGCTTTAACGGCAGTATCAAGTTGGAATCGCAGTACCCATTCCAGGTAAGAAACGCTGCGTTTTATGCATTCCCGCTTGTAGAAATCCCGGAGCACATAGCATGGGTACCGTATGAGCTGCCCAAGCAGATGAACGGCATGGTGAAAATCCTTTTCTCCGGTGACGGCGTGGCCTTCCGCGACTTTTCCGACTACCGGCGGCTGGATGAATACCATATTGCGATCCCGTACCATTACAGCGGGCAGTTCGATATCCAGTATAAGCACCGGCACGCCACCCTTGCAGGCGCTTCCGGTGCGACCGAGATAGAGGTGGAGCCCAAGGCGGTTCCGCTGATCCCACTTCGGCTGGCCATTGATGCCACAAGCGGCATTGATGAGACACTGGCGCTGAATCAGTTCCTCACCGGACGCTTTGCAGAGATGGTAGGCGCTATGACGGACGAGGACATCGAGAAACACCAAGTAATTGAAACCGTATTCATGATGTAAGGAGGGGAGCAAATGAGATATTCCCCGGCAAAACTCCCCAGCGCTGATGTGGTAAAGACCAATGCCATGGTCATTAACGACTTTTATGGCTGCGACTTTTCCAGCGGCGCAACCAATATTGACCCAAGAAGAAGCCCCAACTGCGAGAACATGATCCGTTCCTCCCCCGGCCGCGTGAGAAAGCGCCTTGGCTTTGCCAAGACGGCGGTATACGATGGCCGTATCAATGGTCGGTTCTCTCTGGATGGGACAGATATTATCCATGCGGGCACGAAACTGTATGCAGGAGATACGCTGATCTCGTCCGCCATGAATGATGCCTTTTCGGTTGGCAAGAACTTCGATAAAGCGCTGTACCTGCTGGATGGAGCACACTACTACAAGGTAACGCACAGTGGCGACACCTTTACCGTGGCTAATGTATCGGACAGCGCCTATGTGCCGCGCATCGTTATCAATAAAAATCCGGATGGTACCGGCGGAACAACTTATGAGGATATCAACCTCATGTCGGATAAGTGGACGGAATCTTTCTATGTAGGAGATAAGACCGCAGCAGCAATAGTATTTCAACTTTCCCTTGAAAATTTGGATACAACACCTGTAACGGCAAAGGTATTGCAAGCTGACGGTTCCTTCGTAGACAAGGTAGAGACTACCGACTTTACTGTAAACCGCACCAGCGGCACCGTGACATTCGTAGCCGCTCCGGGTAAATCCCCTTTGGAGGGCGCGGACAATGTATATATCACTGCATCTAAGGACAGGAGCGAGAGCCGCAGCCGCATTACGAACTGCGATACCTGTATTGTGTATGGCGAGACGGGCACACGGCTATTTGTGACCGGCGATCCGAACTTTAAGAACAGGGATTTTTGGTCGGCGCAGAATGATTTTTCCTATTTTTCCGATTTATCCTATTCGATACTGGGCGAGGATAGCGAGCGCATTGTAGGTTATTCCATCGTGGGCGACAGGATAGCGGCCCACAAGAGCGGAACCACCGGCGCGGTGTATGTGCGCACCGGCTCCACGGTAACGGAGACCGATGATCTCGGCAACAGCGTGGAGACCTTTGCATTTAAGACCGGAAATGTCATCACCGGACACGGCGCCATCGCTCCGCACAGCTTTGTGCCGACCGATAACGAGCCGCTGTTCCTTTCCTCCACCGGCATATTTGCCTTGACTGCTTCCGATGTGACCGGCGAGCGCTATGTGCAGAGCCGCAGCTTTTATATCAATCCGAAGCTGCTTTCGGAAAGCAATATCGCCGATGCCTATGCCTGCATCCACAAGGACTTTTATTTCATTGCGGCCGGTGCTGGCGTGTATGTGCTTGACCTGCTGCAAAAGCACTACGAGGATGGGGAGCCGTATTCCAACTACCAGTACGAGTGCTTTTATCTGACCGGAATACCCGCAAGGGTGATCTGGGACGATAACGGCGAACTGTTCTTTGGTACGGCGGACGGCAAAGTATGCAAATTCAATACCGATGAGACCGCTCCCAACTCCTACAACGACACGATGGACGGGGAGACATACACACCAGTAGGGTGCCAGTGGGAAACCCCAGATATCGATGGCAAGACCTTTTACTCCAGCAAGCACTTCCGTTACCTTGCGTGCAGGCTGTCTGCGTTCGTTCGGACGAGCGTAAACGCCTCTGCGATGTGCAGTGGCAAATGGATCTCCATTCTGACCGATGCGAGAACTGCCCGCTTCTTCTCATGGGAGGATATAGACTGGTCGAAGTGGACATGGAGTACCGATGCAACTCCGAAGGTATTGGGCAGGAAGCTGGATATGCGCAACCTTGATAAAGTGCGGTTCCGCTTCTCCAACGGCAATGCGGAGCCTTTCGGCATCGAGAACATCGCAGTAGAGTACCGAGAAACGAGAAAGTACAGGGGGTAAGCTATGTTTGAAAAAATCAAAGCATCCGACGGCAATCCCTATACCCCGGATGCAGTATTTACCGATAGTGACGGCAACAGGGTTGGGGTAATTGGGCAGGACACCACCCCGAACCTTTCCGTCAATGAAATGCAATTCTCCGTAGAGGCTGTGGTGCGTGAGGTCGTCATTCCTGCGTATAACAGCCTTGTTGATGCCCTGAACGCACTGGCGGCTGCCAGCAATATGGGCGCAGCAGATATTAAAGGTAATGCCAGTACCGTACAGGCGGAGCTGGCCAAGCGCATCATCACCGGCAATGTGAAATACATCCGGTTGAACAGCGACAAGGTGCTGGAAACCAGCAATGACGGCGAGACATGGGAAGCCACCGGGTCTTCCGGCCACATCATCATAGCGCCGGATGGCACAGTAGCGCCGCAGCGCAGCCGCCTGAAATTCGCCAATGGCACAGTAACAGATGATGGTACCGAAACCATTGTTACCGGCCTGAAAGGCGATACCGGCCCGCAGGGCGAGAAAGGCGACACAGGCGAGCAGGGGCCGAAGGGTGACCAAGGCCTGACAGGCCCCGTTATTGTTCCCTATGTAGATGCCAGCGGCGTTATGTCCTTCACCATTCAGGATACCGCCATTGCCCCGCAGGCCGTCAGTGTGAGAGGCCCGCAGGGGCCGCAGGGCGTACAGGGCGAGCAGGGCGCACAGGGTACGAGAGGCCCGCAAGGCTTACAGGGCGTACAGGGCATCCAGGGCCCCAAGGGCGAAACAGGCGAACAGGGCCCTGCCGGTGCTACCGGAGCCACAGGCGCAACCGGCCCCAAAGGTGATAAAGGCGATACTGGCCCCAAGGGGGATACCGGTGCAACCGGTGCCCGTGGAGCAACCGGCGCAACCGGCGCACAAGGCCCGGCTGGTCCCGCAGGCCCCAAGGGTGAACAGGGCGACACCGGCGCTACAGGCGCTCCCGGCGGCAGAGGCCCGGAAGGCCCGCAAGGCCCAATCGGCCCACAAGGCCCCGTAGGCCCCGCAGGTAAAGACGGAACCAGCCTGTATATCGAGGACAGCTATCCTACACTGGCAGCGCTGAAAAACGCGATCCCAGCCGGTAACGATAAGATGTACTATGTGCAGGAAGATGGCGAGTGCTACATTTATAGCGAGACGGCCAATGACTGGGTAAGTGTAGGTGCTTTGCAAGGCCCCATCGGCCCGCAAGGACCGCAGGGTGTCCAAGGCCCACAGGGCGAAGTAGGCCCCACAGGCGCTACTGGCGCAACAGGCGCAACAGGCCCAAAGGGCGCACCTGGCGAAAAGGGCGCAGACGGCGCAGCTGCTACCATCACGGTTGGTACAGTTACTTCCGGCGCTGCTGCTTCCGTTACCAACAGCGGCACTACCTCCGCTGCGGTTTTCGATTTTGTACTCCCCAAAGGTGACAAAGGCGAAAAGGGCGATACCGGCGCAACAGGCCCACAGGGTGAGACTGGCGCTACTGGCCCGGCTGGTGCTACCGGCGCAACAGGCCCCCAAGGTGAGCAGGGTATTCAGGGCATTCAAGGCCCCGTTGGCCCGCAGGGCGAACAAGGCCCCGCAGGCGTAGCCGGTGCCGATGGTAAATCCGCCTATCAGACCGCCGTAGAGGGCGGCTATTCCGGTACGGAAACGGCGTTCAATGCGGCGCTGGCGGATGTGCCCGGCCATATTGCAAGCAAGGCCAACCCCCACGAAGTAACCAAAACGCAAGTGGGCCTTAGCAATGTGGACAATGTGAAGCAGGCCCCCTATACCCATGTTTCCGATAAGGCTAACCCACATGGCGTAACCAAAGCCCAGGTCGGACTTGGAAATGTAGATAACACCAGCGATGCCAATAAGCCGGTGTCTACCGCACAGCAGACGGCAATCAATGCCTGCAAGGTAAAGAAGAATACCCTCTCCCTCCCCACGGCATCCTGGACAGGCAGCGGCCCCTATACCCAAACAGTCACCATAACCGGCATCACCGTCAACAGCAAAGTAGACATCCAAATGGACGCAACAGCCCTCGGTGTACTCATCGACAGCGGCACCAGCGCTATCTGGATTGAAAACAACAATGGCACCCTTACCGCAAAAGCGCTTGGAGAGAAGCCCAATGCTAATCTTTCGGTTCAGGTGACCATCACGGAGGTATCTGCATGAGCGTAATTTACGGCAATCCAATTATTACCAACGGGGGGGGGTAAAACTCAACATTGATTACGGTGCAACCCCTCCCACAGACACCACCAAGCTCTGGGTACCATTGGCAACAAAGCCTGATGCTGTGGAGTGTAAGCCGGAAATCAATTTCGGAAGCGAGAAGTATGTTGGTGTCGTTGGTAAACTAAAAATAAATACAGATTATATTCCATCTTGCTGTTACCATGATGGAAAATTATATGTTATCGTAAAAGGTGCTTCTACATCAAATTATTTTCTCAATGTTGTAGATGTTAATACAATGAGTGTTGTTGCTTCGTATACTCCAGAGCAATTTCTCAATAACCAATATAGCTCATCATCCGGCATATATCCTCAAATCATATCATATAACGGTTATATTTATGTCATTGCAGGTTATCGTCTATACAAAAAAGATGTTGTTAATGATACTACAACTCTTGTGTCTGATGCTATAAATAACAATGGTTCCGCTCGTTGTATTGCAGCAATAGACGATAAAATATATCTACTTGGCGGATGGTTAGTCGGATATAACGATTTGTTTTCTACAATAACAGAAATTGACCTTAAAATAGGCACGGCTACTAATTGGAGTACATCTTTGCCGCGAAGCATAGCTTCTGCTGGTAGTATTTCGTTTGGGAAGTATATTTACTTTTTAGGTGGATGTTATTCAATTGTTAACGACTTGGCTTAGGTCAGTTTACAAGGAACTACACGCAGACCACGAAACGGGGGCTGCTGACAACAAATAAAGGCTGAGTATCAAGCACCGGGAAAGTGCGGGATATTCAGCCTGTTTTGTTGTCCGGGGTTTCCAAAGGGGCACCCTTTGGCACACGACTTTGCTTGCAAAGTGTAGTGTGTTATACGCTCTGTCGGCGTTGCTGCGAAAATGCGGTTGCCTCCGGGGAGGGCAAGGGCATTTGAAGCGGCAGGAAAACAGGGCTGTGATTGCGTGGCGTGGAGCCGCAAGCGCAGGACTGGTTTCATCAGCAGACAGGGCGGATATGAAAGCCCCCGTCCCTCGTCCCACGCCGGACTACGGGACAAAATGTCCCGAACCATTTTGATAAGCAAGCGTACTTGTCAACCTTTACCCTTTTTGAAAGAACCACTACCACGATAAGTGTTGACAACACAGGTAAAGACTTGTCCACAGTGTTTGCACCGTACCATGTGAACCATAATTTCATCCGCCCATCCATCTTCGGTCTCTACCTGATTCAACGGGCAAGTGGATTCTTCCTCAAGCAGTTCAAAACCGCCATTTGTCACAAGCTGTTGGATGTATTCGATACACGCCAGATAATCTTTCGGTGCGTTAAATTTCTTCCATTCCTGAATATTATGACAGTAGTCACACATTGTAACTCCCTCCATAACCAAATTTTTCTAAATTTTGAAATGGGCGGGAAGCCGTTTTAGGGCTTTCCCGCCTTGATTGCCCATTAGCAAAGTCGGGCAGGACTGTCAACGGCGGCGCATGAAATACGCCGTTCATCTTGACCGTTGACTGGCTCGGCTGGCTTTGCTATTTTCCCGGTAAGTGAGAATGGGAATAGGTATGTATCATATTATTTTATCATAATCCCATCTGGCAAAATAATATCGCCATCATCTCCACTCACATCAAAAAATCCAACCTTGTGTTTTTGAGCTAAACTACGCATAAGTTCATACGCCTCGTCTGCTACCGACCAAGAAAACACAGCGTAAATTACATTATATCCAATACTGTAATCAACCATATGCAACTCCAAATTTTCATCGTCATCAAGAGCATCGTCATTTGGTGCATATTCCCCATTCATGGGCGGGAATTTTTCTTTCATTTCCATAAAGCAGATGTTTCAATTTGAAAACTTCCGTGTACGGAAGCTTCGTGCAATCAATGCACTTAATTTTTATATCACCTTATGTATGGCATTTCTGGCAATGATTTCAATGGAATCCGAAACAAGTGCAGTAAAGGTTTCAATTATAAAATCAGCAGATCCTGTAAAGAGAAAGGTATATTTCTGCTATTACCGACTGGCAAAAGGCATCCGTGGCATACTATCGTATGCAAAAGAAGGCGTCCGGCTCTGGTTTCGGACAAAACGTCCGGCATACCGTCAGATCTGCCTTAAGCTGGTCGCTTAAATAGATAAAAGAATAAGTCTTCTAAAGTCCGGTTCACGACGGGGCTTATTAAAGTGCCTCTAATCTGGAATACTGCCGTTTTTGATTCATTAAAAGCTGGCAGATTGGTGCTTTAGAAGAAGTTATTTATTTTTAAATTACATTTTGCGGAAACTCAAGGGGAGGGGCGAGGATGGCTGGGTTTCCGGACATTAACTCCGACTGTTGCAAAACGGCCCGGCTGCATGGGTCGCAGCCCGGG